AGAAGGGGCCGCCAGTCAACGAATATCCCTACGCGCTGGGCCGGATCGAGGAAACGCAGCGCATGATGAATGAGGCGCTTGTGGGCCTCAACGACGCCTTGCGGCGCCTCGAAGTACTCTAAACCCATCGCCTAACGCGTTATGCCGGCCTATGCGCGACGCCGCGACCTCAGTGAGCCTCAGATAGTGGCTGCGCTGGAAAAGGCCGGCTGCGACGTTCTACGGGCCTCGGACGTAGATCTCATCGTGGGCCGCGCCGGGGCCACGTACTTAGTCGAATGCAAGACACCGGGCAAGGACGCGAAGCGACTGCGCCCGATACAGAAGCGGCTGCGCTCTAGCTGGCGCGGTCATTACGCCATTGTCGAAACACCGGAGCAAGCCTTATGCGCCGTCGGACTGTAAGCCTATCCCCGCTGACCGGCCTTGCCATAGCCGTCGTGCTGTCGTGGTGCGTGGTGCTGTGGGCCGCGCATATCTCCCGGCAGGCGCTGCGTGCGATATGGCCGTGAGTGCGATCCTGAATTGGCTGCGCCGTCATGGTGTGGTCACGGTGCAGCTGTTCTACGGCTGGCGTCCTGACGAATGGGCGGCAGCGGCCTACATCATCCCGTTTCAATACGCGCCGACCGTTAAAGGCGCGCGGCTACTGCGGGCGCACTGGTATGGCAATTACGCAAAGCTGTGGCCCTCACCGCTCGATGCCACACCGGGGCGCGATGCGCAATGGGCCGCTGAAATGCTGATGGCCGCGCAGAAGGAAATGGCGAACAAGGTCGGTACTTACATGGGGCGTCGATGAAAAACCTAATAGCGAACGCATGGGCTGACTTTGCCAGTAACGTGATACCGCCAGACGCAGGCGCGCAGCAGATCGAGAACGCGCGGCAGATTTACTACGCCGGTGCGGTGGCTGCATTCGAGGCGATCGTGCGCCCGGGCGATGATGTGCTTAAGCCATCACAGGCCAGCGAACGATTGGCGCAAACCGTAAGCGTCATCAATGCGCTGCATGACGAACTCGGCGAGCACGCCAGACTTACGCTCACGCGCATGGCCGGCAGTGATGCGGCGCCCGGTAAGCACTGATGCACGCGCGCTCTGTGGTCAAGGCGCTGCTCTACGGCATCGAAGACCGGGGCCTGATTGAACCTGAATTGATACCAGTCGATCGCATCCTACAGCGCTGGGCGGCAGCGAACGGCACCGGACTGCCTAGCGATGAGTGGGACCAGACGCCACGCGCCCGCAGCGTGCCGCTGGATGATGTGACCGCAACGATTGTCGATCAGATCATACTGAAGCTGCCGCCACGAACTAAGCGACTCATCACGACATGGTATCGCCGGCCGCTGCCGACTAGCGTGCTGGCCGAACAGCTGCGCACGTCGCCGCGCTCGCTCGAAGTGCAATGGCGGCTGGCGCTGAATTTCCTACGCTGGAAATTTGAAGCAACGAATCATCTAACGCTGCTGCGGCTGCTGCGCATACGGCCGGATTAGTCGCAGCGGGCCTTGATTTCGTTGCGCGATTAGCCTACAAATACAGCTAGAGTGCCGAAAGGCATCACCGCGTTATAGTCTACGGCTGCCCGGACGGCTTAAAAACCGTCACACCATGAACATGTTCTGGTAACGGGCGGCCTCCCTTCTCCGACCGATCGAGGAAAACCCTCATGCCAGACACGGCAGGCCCCGCTGTGCCCGAAGCCTTGGAACCACCGGATAACTCCCGGCACGCTCGCAAGCGTGCTGGACTTGCATTCACCGCGATTCGCGCCGCCCTTCGCGAACTGGTCGAAACGCGATGGCTGACCTTAGCGGAAGCTGAGAGCGCATTCAGAGCGATGGCGCAGCACATGGACGCGAAGCAGGCCGGCGAAGTGGTCGCGGTCGAGGCGCCTAAGCTGGTCAGTGCCAGCAGCAGCGTGCGAGCCGCGATCGAAGACGCACGACACGAGCGCTTGTCGTGAGTAGTGCCGGCTACTCGCAGACCACGACTCACTGTGGCAAGGGCCACGACCTAAGCATCTACGGTGTCACGTATCCATGCGGTCAGCGGCACTGTAGGCAATGCATGCGCGATCGACTCATAGGGCGCAGGAAGCGCCAGCGCGAAGACAAGCCGCAGCCGGTGCAGGCCGATGGCAGCGCGTAACGTGCCAGTCCATCGCGCATGGACGCCTGATAAGGTACGCGAGCGCATACAGGTAAGCATGATAGTCAATCGCCTGTCAGATCATGTGCGTGGGAAAGTGAAGCTGACAGCCGCGCAGGTACGATCGGCCGAAGTGCTGCTGCGCAAGTGTGTGCCGGATCTGTCGGCCGTCGCTGTCAGCGGCGAAGTGGTGCAGCGATACGTGATCGAGGCGCCGAAGCCGGCCGTTGATGCGCAGACGTGGCAGCAACAGAACTTCCCGCAGATCACGCGCCAATAGTCATATGGCGCCCGAACCCGGGGCCTCAGACCGCGCTGCTCACATGCCCGGTCTTTGAAGTCTTCTACGGCGGCGCGCGTGGCGGCGGCAAGTCAGATGCGGTGCTCGGTGATTGGGTCAGTCACGCAAGCCTGTACGGTGAGGCAGCATCAGGGCTGATGGTCCGGCGCGAACTCACGCAGCTGTATGACCTCATCGAGCGATCGCGGGCGCTGTACTCGAAGCTTGGCGCTCGACTCACAGACAACGTATGGCGATTCCCTGATGGGGCGCGACTGCGCTTCGCCTACCTCGAACGCGATTCAGACGCAGACGCCTATCAGGGCCACAGCTATACGCGTGTCTACGTCGAGGAAATCGGAACCTTCCCGCGCCCGGCGCCGATCAATAAGCTGAAAGCCACGCTGCGATCTGGTCGCGGCGTGCCGGTGGGAATGCGCGCAACAGGCAATCCCGGCGGCCCCGGGCATCAATGGGTCAAGGCGCGCTACATCGATCCGGCGCCGATGGGCGGGCGCGTGATGATCGAGGAATTTGAAAACCCTTTTACGGGCGAGAAGGTCGCGCACGATCGCGTCTTCATTCCTTCGAAGCTCTCGGACAATCCGTATCTAGGCGCGCAGTACGTGGCGGGCCTGTATCAGTCAGGGCCACCGGAACTGGTGCGCGCGTGGCTGCTCGGCGACTGGTCTATTATCGCCGGTGCGTACTTCCTTGAGTTCAATCCGGTGAAGCATGTTATCTCGCCGGTGGCGATACCGGAGCATTGGGCGCGCATTCGCTGCATGGATTGGGGCAGCGCAAAGCCGTTTTGCGTGCTGTGGCTGGCTGTGAGTGATGGCACGCTCGATCAATTCCCGCGCGGTGCTCTGGTTTGTTATCGCGAGTGGTATGGCATCGCTGAATCAGGCGAGCCGAACGTGGGCTGCAAGATGACAGCCGCTGCGGTCGGTGACGGCATTGTCGAGCGCGAGCGCGGGGAGACAATGGCCGATGAAGTGCTCGATCCGGCGGCCTTCGCGCGTGACGGCGGGCCATCGATCGCGGAGCGATTGGCGCTGAACTTCCGGCGCGCGGATAACTCGCGTGTTGCCAAGCAAGGCGCGCAGGGCGGATGGAATCAGGTGCGCGAGCGCCTTATCGGCAATGACGGCCGGCCGATGCTCTACATTTTCTCGAACTGCGTGCATCTGATTCGCACGCTGCCGGCGCTACAGCACGACTCGCACCGGCCTGAAGACGTGGACACGGAAGGCGAAGACCACGCGCCCGATGCGCTGCGCTACGGCCTGATGTCGCGGCCCTTCGTGCGCGATGCACCGAACGCCACGCCGGCACGCTTCGACACGGATATGACGATTAACGAACTACTGAAACGGGCGCAGCGCAGGCGCCTTGAGGATGCGTGATGCAACAATCATTTCCTTTCCAGCCGCGCGGGGCCAATCAGAATCCGCCAGTGGCGCAATCCGCGCTGGCCGTCACGACGGCCGTGCAACAGGTGTCACTGCCGGGCGTCTCGCCTAACGGCTCTGAAACCACGATGCGCATTGTGGTTGACGGCTCATCGAACATCGCATGGGCCTATGGCGCGCAAGCCGGCCTCACCTATGCGAACGGCAACGCGATGCTTGGCAACACGGTGGAAACCTTCAACGTGCCCAATGGCGTCACGCAGCTGTCAGTGATTGGCGCTGCATCAGGATCGACAATCCGCATTCACATAGGAGACGGCATCTAATGCCGCTGCGCGCAACCTCGGCCGCTGTCAGTGCGGTACAGAATTTCGCCGGTACCAGCGGCACATGGACTAAGCCGGCCGTTGGCACCCATGCGCGTGTGATCCTGACCGGCGCAGGCGGCGGCGCTGGCTCTGGCGCCTCGCTGGCATCCGGCACGGCCAGCAGCGGCGGTGCCGGTGGCGGCGGTGGCGATACGCAGGATGTGACCTTTGCGCTGGCATCGCTACCGGCTTCGGTCACGGTCACGCTGGGCACTGGCGGCACTGGCGGCACTGCGGCAACGGGCGCGATTGGAAATGCCGGCGGCGCTGGCGGCAATTCAACGTTCGGATCACTGCTGACCGCATTCGGCGGCGGTGGCGGCGCGGGCGGGCAATCCGCAGCCAATGCAGGCGGCGGCGGTGGCGCGGGCCTACAGGGCGCAGGCGGCTCGACTTCAAATTCGACCGCTGGCACCGCTGGGGCTGGCGGCGGCAACGCGGGCGGCAACAGCACAGGAAGCTCGGTGTATTCGGGCGCTGGCGGCGCGAATGCTACATCAGCGGCAGCCGGTAATTCCGGCGGCAATTCCAATCTAGGCGGCAGCGGTGGCGGGGCCGGCGGCGGTCTAGCCGCAACGCCTGTATCACTCAACGGTGGCAACAGCGGCACCGTGTACGTGGGTTTGCAGACAGCCGCTGGCGGCGCGGGCAATGGCAGCGCTGGGCTTGCGCCGCAGGGCTATAACGCCGGCACTGGCGGGGCTGGCGGGGCATCGAACGCTGGCGGCGCCGGCTTCACCGGCGGCACCGGCAGTTATGGCGGTGGCGGCGGCGGCGGCGGCTCATCGCTCAATACGGCGGCATCGGGCGCTGGCGGCAATGGTGGCGGTGGCGACTGCGTGGTCATCGTCACGTAATGGCTGACCCGACCACGGCGCAACTCAAGGACTGCCGGCGCTGGAAGAATGAGCTACGCCTTGCGCGCAAGCGTGAGCAGGACTGGCGGCGCGATGCTGAAAAGATAGTCAAGCGCTATCGGGGCGAAGAAAAGAAGCGCAATCGCTTCAATGTGCTGTGGGCCAATACCGAAATACTGCGCCCGGCAATCTATAACTCGCGTCCGAATCCTGACGTGCGCAGGCGATTTCGCGATTCCGACCCGATCGGAAAGGCCGTGTCAGCGGTGCTAGAGCGCTCGCTTGACGTGATCTGCGACCTCGATGACTTTGACGACTCGATGTCCAATGACGTGCTCGACGGCCTTCTTGTCGGGCGCGGTGTCTCGCGCGTGCGCTACGTGCCGAAGATCACGGACGCGAAGCCTAGCAGCGAAGATGACGGCTCAGACGATGACGATGGTGAAGGCGCAACGGGCGTCAGTGAGCCGGCCGAACCGCAAGATGACCCGGGCGATGCGGAACTGGTCAGCGAATCCGTCGAAGTGGTGCATGTGGACTGGCAAGACTTCGCGCACGGCTACGGGCGCACATGGGCGGAAGTGCCGTGTTGCTTCTTTCGCCACAAGCTGACGCGCCCTGATGCTCAAGCGATGTTTGATGCGCAAGACATCAAGGCCGTCGAGTTCGCAGTGCCCACGCAGGGCGAAGAAGACAAGAAGTCTGGTCAGGAAGTGGGCGAGACAGAGAAGGTCGCGGAATTTTGGGAATGCTGGGACAAGAACGGCGATCGCGTCTTTTTCATCAACGATAAGGTACAGCATCTGCTGTTTCCCAAAGATAACGCTGATGGCTCGCCCCCGATCGACTTCGACGGATTCTTCCCTTGTCCGCGACCGCTGGCGATTATCGAGAATACTGGCTCGCTGTTGCCCATCCCGCCCTTTCATCTGTATGAGGAACAGGCGAACGAACTCGACAAGATCAGCGGGCGCATTGACAAAATAGTCAACTCGATGCGCCTTCGTGGGGCCTATGACGCGCGCATCACAGAGATGGCCGACATCCTGTCATCCGATGACAACGAAATGGTGCCGGTGCAAAACGCGCAGCAGTGGTCAGATGCGGGGCTAGATAAGGCGCTGTCGTGGATTCCGGTAGAGAAGAACGTAGAAATTCTCAACGCGCTCTACGATGCACGCACGCGTCAGAAGCAGATCATTGATGAACTGACCGGCATTGCTGACATCATTCGCGGCGCCACGGATGCGAACGAAACAGCGACCGCGCAGCAGCTGAAGTCGAACTATTCGAGCGTGCGCCTGAATCGAATGCAGAAGGCCGTGCAACGCTACGCACGCGACATGCTGCGACTGTGCGCGGCGGCCATGTCGCAGAAGTTTTCGCCGCAGACCTTCGCGCAGATGACGGAGCTTAATTTTCCGCTGGCCGCGCAGAAGGCGCAGGCCGCGCAGGCGTTTCAGCAGCAGCTGATGGCCCACGCTCAAGCTATGGCGCAGCCGCCGGCACCCGGACCTATCGCCCCATCCGGTAGCCCCGGCAGTGGTGCGCCTTCGCCCGGGCCGGCTGTTGCGCCGCCTATGGCCGCGCGACCGATGCCGCCACCGCAGCCGCAGCCGCCCCCGCAGCCGCCAGCGCTGCTGTCGCTGCCGACTTGGGAAGACGTGATAGGCGTGATGCGCTCGGACAAGCGCCGGCAATACAAGGTGGACGTTGAGACGGATAGCACCGTGGCCGGCACGCTATCGAGCGACATGGCCGGGCTGTCGCAAGTCTTGCAGGCGATCGGTCAGACCATGACGGAACTCACGCCATTGGTCGAACAACAGGTGCTGCCGATCGATGCGGCGAAGGAAATTGTTTTGACGGTGATCCGGCGCGCTCGCATGGGCATGGCCGTCGAAGACGCATTCGATAAGTTGCAGGCGCCCAAGCCTAAGCCTGACCCGAAGGCCGCGCAGGCGCAGGCCGAAGGTCAGACCGACATCACGATAGAGAACATCAAGCAGCAAGGCGCGCAGGCGCTACAGGCCGCACGCGAGCAGGCCGAAACCATGCGCCTGCAAATGCAGGAACAGGCTAAGACGCAGCGCGAGCAATTCATGGAACAGCAAAAGGCGAGCCGCGAAATGATCGATGCGAAATTCGATGCAATGGTGCGCATCATTGTTGCCACGATCGGGGCGACGAAGCAGCCTGACGCGGCAGTGCAGCCGGAAGCGGATCGCACTGTTGCCGGGGCAGTGCAATGAGCTATCGATTCATGGACGGCACGCCGGTGCCGAAGATCGCAGCGCCCATCAAACCCGATGCGCCGATAGGCGTGCGCGTTAAGATGATTCCGAACATCACTCCGGTCTGTGCCGACTGCGGCTCGATCATGCGTATGGACGCGCTCTCATTGCGAAACCTCAAGGACGCAGACTGCACTTACGCCTACTGCGCCACGGCCCCATGCGGCCAGCATGGTTTACGCGTGCGATTGCCCTTCGAGTGCATCACGATCGCGGCTGAAGCGCCGCAAGCCTAGATGCGTCGCCGATACCGATACGACCCGACCAGCAAAAGCATGGTTGAAGTCGCAGCCGCTCGCCCCTCGATTGTGGCGCCCTTCGTCATGCCGGATCTGCCGCCCTATGAGTCGCCCATCACTGGCGAAGTGATCGACGGCCGTCGCCAGCGCCGCGAAGACTTGAAGCGCCACGGTGCGCGGCCGTGGGAAGGGTTGGAAGCGGAAAAGCGTGAAGCCGCACGCATCCGCGCCGAAAACGAACGGCGCACCGATCAACTGGCCGAAAAGATGGCACATATCGCATGGGCGCACGCGCCCGAACGCATCCGCCGATTATTCCGCTCACGATAGGAAAACCCTATGGCACTTGCAGACCGCGACACCGATTCCACTATGGCCGCCGACTGGCGCGAAATATCCGCACGCTACGCGCCCGAAGATGACGGCGAGACGATCGCGACGGATGAGGCGGCCCCGGCCGATGAGTCGCCGGCCGAAGGCGCCGCCCCGGCCGAAGACAAGGCCGCAAAGCTGGCCGCCGACAAGGGCGAGCCTGAAAAGATCGCGGTGGCACGCGATCGTGATGGCAAATTCAAGCCAAAGCCAAAGGAAGCGCCAGCCGCAGCCAAAGGCGCTACGCCGGCCGCAGATCAAACCGCGACATCAGCCGCGACCGGCACCGATGCGCCGGCCGCCGGGGCTGACAACGCGTTACAGCGCGACATCGCCCGGCCGCCCTCGACGTGGAAACCGGCCGCGCGTGCGGAGTGGGACAAGCTGACGCCGGCCATCCGTGCGGAGATTCACCGGCGGGAAGCGGATTTCCAGCAAGGTCAGGCGCAGCTGCTGCCTGATGCGCGGCTGGGCGCGGACATTCGCAGCACGATCGAGCCGTACCGCATGATGATCGAGGCGGAAGGCGGCACGCCGGTTAGGGCCGTGGCCGATCTGCTGCGCACGGCGGCGATCTTTCGCGTGGGCACCGAACAGCAGAAGTATCAGGCCGTGGCGCAGATCGCGCGCCAATTTGGCATTGACTTGCGACGCTTCGCGCAGGCAACGGGCACGCCAGCACCGGCCGGCACCGCGCCACCGCAGCCGCTGCGTGACCCGCGCGTCGATCAGCTGCTGGCGCGTGAGCAGCAGGCCGAACAGCGCCGCACGGCGGCCGAACAGGCGCAGGTCGAAGCGGCGACTACGCGCTGGATCAACGAACTCGACGCCTCGGGAAACCCGAAGCGTGAATACTTGGGCGATGTCATGCAGGAAATGATGGCGCTAGTGCCTCAGATCCGGCAGGCCGACCCTTCCCTTAGTCATTCGCAGGTATTGGACGCTGCCTATGACCGCGCTACTTGGGCGCACCCCGAAGTACGCACGTTGCTCGCGCAGAAGCAACAGGCCGAACTCGAAGCACAACGCCGGGCTGAAAACCAGTCGCGAGTGCGTGATGCGCGTCGAGCCGGAAGCGTGAACGTGCCGCGACGTGCCTCTGTGCCCGCGCCGGTGAAACCCGGCCGCATGGAAGACACGATTGCAGACACGGCTCGCGCGCTCGGACTCATCAGCACGTAACACTCACTTAGGAGCGCACTACCATGCCGCAGGGCATTACCTCAATTTTTCAGGCGTGGACGGAACTGGCCGCCACGACCTTTCGCAAACACGAAGCGGAAGTGGCTGACAACGTCAGCAAGCACAACGCGCTATATCGGCGGCTCGACAAGAAGGGCCGCAAGCGCACCGAAGACGGCGGTCTGTCGCTCGTGGCGCCGCTGGAATACGCAACCAACTCGACCTATCAGCGCTACAGCGGCTATGACGCGCTGAACATCAACGCGGTAGACGTGCTGACGGCTGCGGAATATCCGTGGCGTCAGGTCGCGGTGAACGTGGCAGCCTCGGGCCTCGAACTGCGCACGAACATGGGCGAGTCGCGAATCATCAACTTCACGAAGGCGAAGATTCGCAACGCAATGAACTCGTTTAAAAACGGCATGGCGGGCGACATTTACTCGGATGGCACGGCCG